CAGGGAAAGCTGATTTTAAACCAGTAGGGACTAGGACAGTTTCACCTGCCCCAATCACAACTGTTTCTGCTGATTGTAAATCATAACCAGCACTGAAATGTGTTCCTCGTTGAGGAATTTCAATGTCAGTGCCATTATATAAGGAGATTACCTCAAAGCGTCTCCACGGCTTTTCTGTTCGTGCACTATATACTTGACTTTCCATAGTTCCTCCTTATTTTAGATTAAGTAAACCATTTGTAATACCAGAATATGTAGGAAGTTTGCCGTCCCATTTTTCAACTTGTTTTAATTGAACCATTTCTGGAGTTAAGCTAGAAGCTACTTGTGCATTGTAATATGCTTCAGCATCTGCTTGAATACGTTTAGCTTGTGCATCACCCTCAGCTACAGCAACTTTCTTTTTAGCTTCAGCTTCTGCCGCTACTTTTTCATATTCTGCCTGACGTTGTTTGTATTGTGCGTTTGCTACAGCTTGGATAGCTTCTTTAGTTGCACTATCTGGTTCTACCTTACCTAGGGAAGCCTGTTCAATAACAATACCGTCTTGGTCAAAGAACTTAGATACTTCTTTTAAAAGTTCTTGGTTAAACGCTTCTTTCTTTTCCCCCACGATATCCATCATAGAGTAATGAGAAGAAATATCATTGGCGATACGTTGGAAGTTTTGCTTCATATAACCATATTCGATAATGCTATCATCTTGACCTTTGAATTTATTATAGATATGTGGCAAGGAATCTTGGTTCATGTGGTATGTGACTTGTGCGTCTACCTTGATTGTTTTGCCATCTTTTGTACCGATTACGATACTATCATCTACATCTTTACGGTCTTCGTGAGTACCGTCAATATAATATGCAAGCTCTGTACTAACTGGGTATTCTGTTACACGTTTCCATGGGGCGACTACGTGCCAACCTTGGTCTAGTGTTTCCTGTTGAATACCACCGTCCATTTTGTTAAATACAACCCCTGCATGACCTGCGGAAATCATATATGTTGTATTCCATATCAAACCGAATCCTAGCAATACTAGAAAGCCCAATCCTGCAAGTTTTAAACCTAATAGCCTCATTATTTATTTCCTTTCTTAATTCTTTCTACAATGTAATCAAAAACATCAAATAGTTCTTCTTGGTATACCGTTGCTAAAAGTAGCCACACCATAAACAGTATGAATATTGTCCATAGCATCTTATCACCTACTTAACTTTGTTGATTGCGTCTGTCAACATGTTGATATAATCCTGCACGTTCGTCTTAACGAACTCGTTTACACCTTGGATATTATCAACAGTAACAATGTTAGCAACAGCAATAGCTATCAGTGTGTCTTTATCTGGGATAAAGACTTGTACTAAGAATGATACAACTGTAATCGGAGCTATAACTTTCATTAACTTCAAGGCACCTTCCTGCTTTCTCTCTGCTTTTCTATTGCGTTCCTCGCCGTAGCCGTCACAAGGTCCTTCAATGTAGTAGAAGCAACCAAGAACAAAGCAAACGATGAACCCGATAAAGGCTATTAAACCTAATGCAAATTTAAGAGGGTTCACAATACCTGCAAGGTATATCAGCCATGGGCTAATAATCGGCTCCATTTACTCACCTCCACCTTCAGACCACGTTTTAAGAAAGCCTAAGGCTATACTACATACGAACATAAGTATTACACATACTATAGAGGCTAACAGAGTGTAGCCTGCAAGTGCATATGTTATACCGCCAAGACCAATTAATGCTAATGCAAACATAATGATAGAGACTACAAACAAAAACTTAGCTAACAGAGCTGTAATTATAGTTCCGCCAACTAATAATGCAATTATTATTCCAGCTACCCACATATTAATCCTCCAAGAATAGATACTCACGTACCATTTTATCTGTCAACAACCATAGTTTCTCATAGTAATCAGAAGGTGCAATGGCGCCACTTTCCAGTTCTCTAATAACCAGTTTTTGGTCTTTTTCTAAGTCACGGTATGCTTTAAGTAATTTTAATCTTTCTCCCATACCGTTTTTGATTAGTCTGTGCTCGTGTGTTAGGTCTCGTGCATTATCGATGAGTCTATATAGTAAGTTATTATTTCCTACATATTCAAGGTCGTCTACAAAAGATGGGTCTACTTCAACTACTGCATGTGAATATGTATCGAGCACTTGTAGTTTTGTTATCCAACCTTCCATATCCACGCTTGAGGTAAGTACTATATATGTGTCTCTACCTTTGCGTAGTATAGAACCTTCGCCTGTTTTATAATCTGCTAGTGTATATTTCATTGTTTTCACTCTCCATTTGATTCTTCTACCATATAAAGTACACTGTCGAATAATTGATTATAGAAATCAGCTTTTTCTTTATCTGTTTCCCATTCACCAATACCCTGGAAATACGATTTCATTAATGTATTCCAATCATCTTCTCTAATCTTTAAATATTTCATTTTAATTCTCCTCGTACTGGTTCTTTTGGTTTCTTTTTATGTGACGTAAAGTCACAAGATAATTCTTTACAGTTTTCGCACATGCCGAGCATTTCCAAGTTACAGATAGACGGATAAACGAATTTCAGTTTATCGAAAATCTGTCTTGCAATTTGTTGGTGCTCGTCACTTGCTCTCTTACATAAGCGTTTCTTTAAATACTCAAGCCAACAACGTAAGTTGCCAGTCATTGTTAATGACACCTGAGTACCAAGTGGTAATATATAAGAGGCTTGCTCGACTGGAACACCTAAGTTTAATAGGTTACCAAACATCATAGATGATGTACTATAAGCCTGTTTTAGATAAGCCTTATGTGTATCTTCCATATTATTAAAGTCAGAATAGAACCCGTTGCCTGTGATATCCATACCACGAGTAGATTGCACCGTCATACTGAAGTGTCTGTGCCTACTAATTTGAGCTAATACTTTCTGACTACATGTAATGTCAATAGATACGTTAACGTGTTCGAGCAGGGACCAATGCCCTGCCTTACACGCTTTTGCTAATGAGTCTACTGTACATTGTTTACCATAACAGTTACTCATAGCATGAATTGCTGTATCTAGTGAGCTATATGAGAGTAGGGAAACTGTACTCACTATTACCTCCTAAACTTCAAACTCTGCATTACTAAAGATAAACTTGTTTAGTTTATCCATATGCACGTGAAGGTCGTTACGAAGTTCTTCGATAATTTCTTGAAGTTCTCCGTCTGTACTATTTGTAATTAGGATTTCATCAATTAGCATTTGAGATTGAGATAAACTATCATACATGGTAATCGCTTCAATTACATATTCCATTTCTCGTGTGAATTTCATTTTACTCATTGGTTTCTCCTTCATAAATTTTCGTTTAAATACATCATCGCTATAAGCATATCTAACTGGTGCTTCGTCGAGATAATCGACAATCCAACCTACAGTATCAAATACGATTGTTTTAGTTGCCTTAGCACGTCTTCCTGTTCCTATTTCGATATAATATTGATTATCCAAGTCTACCTCCTAAAATTACATAAATAGTGAGTAGTACTTGTATTACACTTAATACAATAACTCCACACAAGCACCCAAATATAATTTTCTCATATAGCTCCATATCTCCTCCTAGACTACAGCTACATCTAAATACTGTCTACCGAATTGAACTGCTTCTTCTTCCGTGTCTACGAAAATATCAATCATATCGGTATATCCACCGCCAAAGCGGTCAGCTACTACATAGCTGGACCCATTAATAATTACTGTTGTACCAAGTGGTAAATCATCACTAGCAACAGCACCTACATATGGGTACTCTCCATTAGCCATAACTCCACCTGTGTGAGTGTAGGCTGTAACCTCCATCATTCTAGCGTCTGCATTATTTGTCCCCATCAGGGACAGGACACAAATACCTAAACCTAAAATTAATTTCTTCATATAAGCCTCCTTGTTGAGTAATACCAGTTGTTATAACCACATACAGAGGTCGGACTTACAAATGAAAGGAAGAAAGATTGTAGTATCACAACCTCTAAGTGGTATGGCGGTCCCAACGGGATTTGAACCCGTAATCTTCACCTTGACAGGGTGACGAGATAACCGTTACTCCATGGGACCATGGTAGTGGCGCTAGGGATTGAACCTAGAATAGAAGAGTCAAAGTCTTCTGTGTTACCATTACACTACACCACAATGTTGGTACCCCTAGTAGGACTCGAACCTACAGAATCTGGATTTTAAGTCCAGTATGTTTGCCAGTTTCATCATAGGGGCATGGTGCCGTTGGGAGGATTCGAACCTCCGAAGCTATAAGCGACAGATTTACAGTCTGTTGTCTTTATCCATCTTGACTACAACGACATGGCTCCTAGGAAGGGACTCGAACCCCTAACTTTCTGGTTAACAGCCAGACGCTCTACCATTGAACTACCTAGGAATACAACACCACTACATATGGTCGGTATCGAACCCACCGTCTACTCCTTGCGAGAGTTGTTTTACCTGTAAACTAATACGTAGCTGTTGTGTGGTATATACAACCAAACACCCATGGTGCGTTCGGTCCTCAACGACAGTATATAAGTGCCGAATGGTGACTCGTGGGGGAATTGAACCCACCGTTCTCGCTGTGAAAGAGCGATGTCTTAACCACTTGACTAACGAGCCATGCATAAACGCCTATCCTAACTGAGAAACCCTTGAGTCACTCAGTAGGTGATACCAAACCGTAATTCAGTACCAAGGCACTGGAGGATAGTACAGGATTCGAACCTGTGGTCGCTTTTAAACGACTTCTCTTTAGCAAAGAGATACAATAAGCCACTCTGCCAACTATCCATGTATGGAGGAGAGTGTGGGATTCGAACCCACGGAACATTTCTGTTCGACTGCTTTCAAGGCAGTTGCATTAACCCAGACTCTGCCAACTCTCCATGTGGAAGCGGAGGTGAGACTTGAACTCACACTATACTGGCTTATGAGACCAGTGTCTCTTCCATTGGACTACTCCGCTATGGTGAGTGTTAGGTAAACAGTTCGCGGCAGTTTACCCTTTAACGGAAAACACTCACTTCCGCCAAAAGCGCTATGCGTCAAATGCGATGGGTTTTGTATTTTAGGTTGACTACACCTAATGGTGGTGGGTGTTGGAATTGAACCAACGCTAACATAGGGCTTCAACCTATTGCTCTACCTGCTGAGCTAACCCACCATGTGACAGCCCCTTGCGAGGCTGTAAAGTATAAATAATAACTAGTTGCTTACGAGCAATTAATTGGTATTGCTGTAATACCAGCCATGCTGTCAACTTTATGCTAGGCACTAGCAAAACAGTATCAGGTCATGGATTTTATAAGCGATTAGAGATTGAAGATTGAGAGCTTGATAGTAATGATTAACCCAGTTTAAAGATTAAGCGATTAATTATAATGCTTAAAGATTATGGATTACCATTTTGGACTGCTATCCTCCCTAGGTGTAGCAGCGAGCAGACACGCTCAAATTCTTCTTTTTATCTCGTTTCAGGCAAGAGTACGTATCTGCTTTCTTTACTTTTAGAGTAGAAACAATACGCAACAAACACCTCTGCACCATTCTTAAAGTTGAACGGTAATACAGCAATTATAATTAGTACTCAACAGTAATTTCAGTTACCTCAGTCGCATGACCAAGAATAGCATCAATTTCAGCTAAGTAATTCTCAATGTACTCTTTAAAGGACATTAAGTTTTCAGCCAACTTGTTAGGGTCAAGAAGTTCGATAGAGTATTGCTCACGCAATTCTGCTTCACGTTCTTGTCGAACCTTGCCAGAGGCTTGTGTTACAGAAGCAAACTCTTGGTAGAGACGTTCTGTAACTTTCTCTTCTGCCTGTCTTTCTGTCTCTTGATATGCCTTAGAGTTAGTCAGCACAGCTTTTTGCATACCTTTGACTAGTGTTGTTAGTAAGTCAGATAGGTATTTCTTACGAGCGATTGCAGATGCAAAAGAGATTTCTTCAAACTCATCAGACTGTTTATCAATGCCGATGAATTTCTTAACAGATACTGTATGTTTAGCATTAGCGTCCATAATGGCATTTGCCAATGCTTCACGTCTTTTTAGTTTATCATTCAAAGATTGGAAACGAGCTTGTGCGTCTTTAACCCAATCTTTTTGTTTCAAACCATCAATTACAGTTCTGTTAGAAGTAGCTACAGCCACAAATCGAGTAGAAGATAATTCTTGAATTTGGTTATCTAATACTTTCTTTTGTGTTAATGCTTTTCTAATTGTTAGTGTTTCTTTTACCATAGTATTCCTCCTACTACTTAATCATAACATATGAGCCTCGGTCGTGGACTACCTTGTTGGCTCAACCTATGACTGTATTATACCATGCCAAGGACGACTTGTCAACCCCTATTTGATGAAAGTTTGATGAAGTTTATCGGATAGGACAAACTCCACTTGCACAAGACTCTCTATCATCAAGGATTTCAAATTCTTTACCCATATTACGAGTACTTAATTCTTTTTCATTAAGCAAATCTGGGTCGAATTCTTTCATCTTAGATTTTAATTCTTCATATTCTTCCTTAGTACACTCTTCATAAGGTAACAAAGGATAGTATGTAGAATTAAGTTCTAAGAATGTTACACCTAACATATCGTCCCAATGATTATATACGAAGTCTTCTACTTCTTCCCATTCATCAGGTTTTACTGTAATGGTATTAGATGTATTCATATCTGTATAGTTTTTTTGGAATAACAAATATTCCTCTAACTGTTCTACAGCAGATACGTCAGCTTTAGTTACAGTTGCAGGGCTTTTAACAGGAAAATCAATTACAATAGTAGTTGCAGTTTCCATTTCCTGCCCTACTTCTGGGTGGATTTGCCAACCTAATTCCTTAGCTGTAAGTGCTAGTGGGTCATGTGCGTTTACACGAATACGTCTAATGAAGTATGGGGAATGTTGCCAATGAACCCCTGGTGATACACCATTCGCTACCAAGCTCAATGAGCCTTCTGGTTTTAGAGCAGTCATAAGTAACGGTACTGGTGTTTGTAATTCCTGTGCAATTTCTTCGCCTACTTCATGTACGACTGTACGTAACCATTTAAGTACGCCAGCTTTACCACCTGCACGTCTCAGTACATCTGGACGCACCTTAGCAACAAAGTCTTGCCAGCCAGTCATAGAACAACCAGTTAAACGGTCACGATGATGTGCCTCATTCCAACCATCTAATTCGAGGTCTACGCAAGTCATTCTATATCCTGCACGAGCTGACAATAAGAATGCTAGTTCTAAGCCGTCCCAATCTACGTCGCCATTTTCGTTTACGAATGCTACCATGTTTACTGTTGTTAAATTACATACAGCATTAGGCGGTAAAAGGATTTCGGCACAAGGGTTTACACCTGCGAAATCTGAGCGTCTACGTTTAGCTTCTGCTACGTTGATAATGCCAGGTTCGCCTGATGTACGGATAGAATTAAATAGCTCATGAATTTTTTCACGGCTTGGTTTTTCTTCTTGATAGATACTATTATTACTCATGTATCTATGTTCCATGCCAGGTTCGATGTTATCCTTAGCGTGTACACATTCTTCGTCATTTGGGTCAATAATAGCAATTTCTGCCGTACGTCTAACCAAATATTCAACTAGGCTCGCTACTTCCTAGCCAGTTCTCTTATGAACTTCTATATGTCACCATATAGTTTAGACTATATCTTCACTCGCATTAGCGAGGACTCCCATTTCCACCTGCTTGGGTGTACTGCTTTCGCATAGTCGTTACACGTTCTATTTAAGTCTTGTGAGAAGTTTACCCTCATACAATGTTTTATTAGTGCAAGATTTTTTATATACAAGATAACCACCTTGTTCATAAATCCTACTGAAAGCAATTCCAAATCTCTTTTCACACTCTTTGTATGTTAGCGGTTCTGTTTCACCCTCTAAAAGATACATCTTTGAATTTGGGTGAGCAAGACCTTTTCTACCATACATAGGATTATCGGAGCCTTTGAAGCCACGACCATACATAGGGTTGTCTGCTCCAAATCTACCACCTTTACCTTTTCTATTTTGTGAGATAAGCTCTTTAGTTTGTTGCGAGTGATGTTTACCATAAAAGCCATTTAATTTACCAGTAAGTCTTACGCCATACATGGGATTTAAATCACCTTCGGAAAAACCATCACCACCATATGTGAAATTACATTCAGCTTCACCAGATAGTTTACGTTTCTTGATGGTTTCTTTTTCTAATTGACACGCTTCTTTATTTGTCAAACCTGTTTTTATTTTCCTAGCCTTGCATTTATATTTGTTATAAATTGCTAAGAAGTACTTGTTTCTATTCCGAATCTCGTTGATTCTGTAGAGTCTTCCTTTGCCAACATAAAATACATGGTTTGCATCTTCTATATACCATTCGTAAACATAATAATCTGTATGCACTATTCCTCCTTAAATAGCTTCGCTCGGTATTGTCTCAGAGAGAGTTCCACCGAATTAGAGAGTTTTTATTTAACGTCGGAAGCATTAGAGTTTACCACCGACAACAACATTCTGCCCGATAAGGTTACAGATATCTAGGCAATGAATAGGGCGAAGTCTACCATTCTTTGGTTTGGAGGAGAACATACCATTCTGAATCACATTATGGATTTTAGTGAACATATCCATAATAGATTCATAGCCAGATGCCGTCCCTCCGAAACTAGAAAGTGTAGCACCCTTAACACGAATCTCTGTGTAATCAATCAAAATGTTGTTGCATTTAGATGGAGAAGCCATAAAGTTTAGGTATGCTCTTAGAGCATCTACCCAACCCTCTTTACTATCACCAATCTTAATAACGAACATATCGTCTTCTTGTTCTGTAATTGTATGTTCTCTACCACGTTGTTTTGTGGAGTTTTTATTGTATTGAGCAAACAATGTTACATCGTCACGGAATGTAGGTAATTTTTCTACATCGCTTGGTAAGATGCGTACACCAACTCCAGTACCAACCATTAGTAAGTAGAATAAATCACAAAGTGATTTAATGCTATCAATTACTACAAACGAGCAATTAAAGTTTGCTAGTTTCGTTTTCTTACTAGCTTCACTACCACCAATCCATAATGAACGACCACTGATAAATTGTTTTAGATTAAACATATTATCAAATAATCGTTGTGCTTCATAGATAGATGTTGGTGCTAACGAACAGTTATATTCAACTGCACGTGTACAAGTTTCTTTCCATGTCTCACGTCTGCCTTCGTCTGGTAGCCATCGTGAATATGTTCTATAATAAACTAGCTTTGCTAGGTTATCCATATGCTGTGGAAAATCAGAATACGTAGACAAGAATTCTTCTTTAAGTAGGTTCATGCTTTTTTATACCTTTCTACTAACTCGCACTCACTTTGTCTCCAAAAATAACTCTTTGGTCCGAGTATCGAATATGAATACTCATCATTCTTAGGGTCATATTGGATTGACTGTATTGTTATCACACCTTTTGGTGTTTTGATTTTATCATATCTCCTAAACTTTTGGCTTGCCATTATCTTCCACCTCATCATCTGTGATGCGGACCAATAGCTTACCTAAAAACCTTAATGTTTTAGAGATTGTAGTGATATATATAATTAATACAAACCACTCAATAAAGTTTCCACCAACGTGGAAGAAATAGTATGGTACGCTCAAAAACCAGGCAAATAGTAGTGTTACTATAACCGCATCTTTAGTAGCTTCATACAGACCGACTAACATAGTCAGTATTTTATCTTTCATATTTTATCTCCTATTTGATAAGCGAAAACTACCTCGCCGTCCATTATTACAATGAACGCCATATAAGGTTCCGAGACTATTACATCTAATGGAACCCTATACATTTCAAAAATCTCTTCACCTGTATTATACGCCAATTCCTGTAATTTGTCAAATATGACCGACAAGTTTATCACTCCCTACTGGTTGACGCATAGCACGACAAGCATTTTCAAATATGAGCTTTGAGTCAAAATAGATACGTGACAAATGTTTTGATGTAGCGTCCATATATCTTTGAGAGCGTTGAATTGCTGAGACTTTTTCCCAGGCTTCAAGTACTTCCATTGATTGACTAGCTATTCTGTCACCCTCATTTACTTTAGTCGAGGAAGAGCTACTAACACTAGCATGTGTAGCCTTAGCCGCTCTCTCTGCATCATTCAATTCTTTACCAAGGTCTGCCGATAGGTACTCAAAGCTAGCTTGTAAAGCAGAGGCTTCTTTCATAATACCAAAGGCAGAACTTGCGTCAGTATCTTCTAACTCATCATACCAGAGTTTAAGCTCATCATAACTAGCTTTTAATTCTGATATATTTTTCATATACTATTCCTTTGCTCTTCGATTTGCGGAAATGTCAAGTGCCACTTGTTCAATAAACGCCTGAGCTTTAGCTTCAGTATCGAACTCTTTAATTTTTACACTAACACCATTTGCAATGGAACCTAATACCATATAGCTTGTAACTTTATTCAAGTCAGTTTTGTCTTTCTTTGGTTTTACGAACAAGGAACAAGCGTTAATCAATTTTTTACTATCATCTGCCAAAATATACATAGGGTAATTCTCCTTCATCATCTACTAATTAGCTTAAAAGTTTTTCTTCTTTTTCTTCAAATGTGCCATTCGCCAACTCAATCAATGTTCTGCCTAATGTTTTTAATACAGCTGGTTTCATATCTGGAATATTTAATCCTTCGATTGCAGCATCGTTCATGGCAACCAACATAGCGATTACTTCAACAAGGTTAATATCTTTTACTTTAACGTCAGAATCAACCAGTGTTTTATTATCTTTAAGTACTGCTTTTAGGGATAAGCTCATACCTTTTTCATTTTCCAATAATTTTTTCATATGTTTTCTCCTTTAAGTAAAATAACCTATCACAATAAGGTCTTGAAATAACAACTATATCACTATTATCTTGGTCGAAGTATGTGTGAACTATTTTAAAGCCCTTATCTTCAACTGTATTCGCAATATCTAATTTAACACCATTTACAAGTGCATGGAATAAATCCTGCCTTAAAAGATATGCAAACCCTTTAATATGGATAATGCCATCTTCTGCCTTTTTATACCAAGCATCTGAGTTTACATTCCTTTTAGACTCAACTGTGAATTTATGTCCATTAATTTCTACCTTAATATCACCACGCATTTTCTCTACCATTTCATCATTGGCTAATGCCTTAATAATATTAGCAGACTTTAATGCACCAGACATAGGTACTAAATTAGACTCAAGACCAATCTTTTCAAACCATGCTACGAGTTCTCTTTCTGCGTTTCTCCCATTACGTCTATTGCTTTTGCCACGTTTACTAGCTGATGTTTGTTTCTTTACTTTCTTTTCTAGCTTACGAGCTAGCTTATTCTCCTCTTGACGAGGAGATAAGATAGACTTATTTTTAGGACGATATAAACCGTAATCATCGCATATCCAACATTGGTCTTTAGTTGTTAAGCAGTTTTTAGTTACTTTGCAACTCTTCATCTTGACCACTCAAAATAGCTAATGCTAACAAGCAATACACAACAACATCATATAAGCGCTCTTTTGCGTCTGGTAATAATGTCCCATGCTGAAGTAGTGCTAGGTCATGTTTATCTTTGAACTGCATACACGCTTTAAAAGCACCATCTTTAGTTAGCTCTCCAAATTGGCGTTTAGCACTTTCTTTAAAAGCTGATAGTACATCATCACCACTGGCATACTGTTTATTCTTCATTAAGAATAACTGACCAATTAATGTCAAATGATTTACTGATAGAGCATCAAACTTATCTAAATTAATTGTTTTCATCTTTTCTCCCTTTATCACAAAACTTGGCTACGTTACAAAAGCGTTCACATTTCATACCTCCCCAACATTCAGAATTCCTACATGGCGGTGGCATTGTGTTTGTTTCTAGTGCTTCTGTTAAATCTTTAGCTTTCTTTTTCATATATCTTTCGACCCACTTATCACTAATCTTATTGATTGGTACTAAGTAACCTGGGCTTGTGATACCACGTTGAGTGGCAATATATGTATTGCCGTCTCTAACAATCACCTCACATACGAGGTTATTTACTGGTTTCTTTAATTCTTTTTCTATCTTCATGCGATAGTCATTGAGCTGTATCGCAAGGTCTAATCTATGCTTAGGACCATTATTCCTAATTTCATTTCTGAATTTAGGTTGTCCTTTTTTAGCTCCTGTTTTATACACCTCTCCAGTTGGTACACGTTTTGTATATAGCCCTAAAACCTTAGCTACTTTCCATGAGCCATAAGTTTTATTATCATATAATGTACCACCATTCTCTGGTGAATAGTAGTCAAAAGCACCTGTAGAAGTGCCGTCGTCTAAACGTACTTCTGAAATACCTTCATCGTCAGTATACTTCTCTAGGTAGTCATGAACCTTAGTACCATGTAACATGAATAGAGAATCCATTGGATTAATTGCATAGTCTTTAGTAATCTTGAGATAATTTTCTCTAGTGCCTGCTAGTAATTGAGTAGTACTTGGTGTGCCAGTCCACTCACGTTGGTCAGCTAATGCTATCAATGTTCGTTTAGATAGACACCTACCAGCAGGGCAATATAACTCACCAGTATTTGGGTTGATTTGCCCTTCTAATCTACAAGCTGTTAGACATTCATCTATACCAACCTCGTGACCGTCTGGACAAATATACTTTGTATATGGCAACTATTCTCCCCCCTTTTACTGTAGATATAGCCAATCTTCAATATTATATTTAATATCGTCTCTCATTACCTGATATAACATGTCATCTTCTGGCGTTACAACACGCACAAAATCAAGCATATTTTTACACATAAGAATGAACGTTGGGTCAGTTCTATTACCGTCATACCAAATATTATGTAGCTCGTGCATTGTCATCATATATCGTCTCCGTATATTAAAACGCATTGTCTATTTATAGGTTTATCGTATTCGTCACGCATGTTGTCGCGATAAGTATCGGCGATAGAACTTCTTAATGGATTATTGTTGTTATAAATCTCAACTTGTACTACCATATCTAATGGGTACTCTATCAACTGTTCGATTAGTTGTTTTACTGTCATATATTTACCGCACCATTTCTTTATCAGTATCAGCTAACAACAAGAGACATGTTTTTCCAATATCTGATTTTCGGTACTCTGTTCGTGGTTTGTCTGGTAAAATATCTGTAATATTACCCTGGCAATATTCCCATGCGTAACTTGCTCCAACTTGAACGACGGTATTTTTAGGATATTCTTGTAATTTTTCTATTAATTGTTTTACTGTCATTGTTATCACCTCTTGTTTGTATTATAACATAGTAGTTTATTAATGTCAAGCAATTTCTTCTAATCTTGATGTGTTCGAGTTATATTTTAATTCCATGCGTATAGGACCATAAATACCATCACGAGCTTTTTCTACTTTCATACGAGTTATATTCCTTAACTCATCTTGTTTCTGTAGTGATAGCCCTGGCTCTTTTTCTGGTCTCCATAACATGATGATAACATCGCCACTAGCCTCTATATCACCAGTCATACGAAGTAAATCCATAGTTGGTTCATTATATGTGTTAGCACCACGGTTTAATTGAGAGAGCATTACGAAGATAATGTTAAGTTCTTTAGCAATACCTTTCATCTTGAGAGCCTGTTCTGAAGCACCCTCATATGTACTAGCACCCTTTAGATATGTAAAGTAATCAACTGCTACAATATCTACTGGACCACCTAATGTATTCTTGCGATTACAAGCAATGATACGAGCCTTAATATCGTCGATTGATAAACCATTATCATCATAGATAACAAGTCTTTCAGCTAACTTAGCTTCTACTTGTGCAATACGTGGGTCTCCATTCAACACAAGTTCCCTAACGTCTCTTAATGGTATTTGTAAAATCTTTGCAATAATACGTTCCATTACCTTACCTTTAGACATTTCTAAAGAGAAGAATATAGTACGTGCCTTATTTGCAACTACTTGTCTAAGAATATATTCAACTAACCAATCTGTTTTACCAGATGAAGAATATGCTCCAACAATCATTACATGTGATTTTACCATACCGCCGATACAGTTGTCAAGGCATTTGAAATGTGTTTTATATTCACCACGAAGATATAAATTCTTTAAATCGTCAATCGACTCTTGTGTTGTAGCCGCATTTTGAACCAATTCATCTGTATCTTCTTGGTAATTTTCAAAGAAGTCTTTGAGTTCAGAGAACTCACGTTCCCAACGTCCACAAAGTTTCTTGATAATGTCTGCTCTGAACAGTGGATTCTGAACAGTCTTTAAGAAGTTATGAGCTACATCATATTCTTCTTCTGAAGATTTACAATTATCCAACATAAACCATAAGACATATTTGTCAATATGTGTCTTTGGTAAAGAGCTAACATCAATTCCTGCAATTAATGCGTCATTTAAATCCTTAACCCCTTCTGGTAATTCTAATACTCTTACCGTACAGCGAGGTAGAATTTCTTTAAAGTAATCCCGCACACGAGGTACACGCTTAATCCCCTCTACATCATTGTCTGGGCAATAGATAATTGTTGGTATCTTACGCAAAGTACGTTGCATTGTGCGTAACTGGTCTCTATGTACTTCATTGCCACAATACGCTACAGTTGGTAATCCTAATTGATAACCACTAATAGCGTCCATATACCCCTCGACCATATATAATTCATCTTTGTTTTTCTGCTTAACGACCTTATCAAGGTTATAGAGCAATGCAGATTTATCATACATCACGTTATTACGAGTATTAATGTATTTAGGACTACGGTCAAATTGCCTCTTAGCTATTGCAACTGGTTGACCGTATTCATTTCTAATTGGGATTACTAAGCAATCTGAATCAAAACCAAGATTAAATGCAGAGATTGTCTCGTCTGAGAATCCTCGTTTATGTAGGTAATCTTTTACTTTACCTACTTGTTTTTCAGAGCGTTCAATTACTCGCTTACAATCTTCTTCTACTTTAACTGCCTTTGTCCAGTTTTCATCAGAGTCAAGGTTGATGTTACATTCTTGTGCCAGTTTTTTAATTGCTACTGTTCTTGACACATCTTCGTAATCACTCACAAACTGTATAATATCTCCTCCACTTTCGCAAGCGAAGCAGAAGTAACTATTTGTTTGTGGGTAGACAACGAGAGGAGTGCCCTCATCACTTCCGTGAATTGGGCATCTACCTTCATATAAAGAGCCTTTAGGTCTAAGTTCTGTTGTTCTTCCGATGTATTCTACAATGTCTATTTTTGTTCTTAGTAGGTTCTCTACGCTCAATCTTTGTCAACTCCTAACAGCTCTTCAATTTCGACACATAAATCCTTAACGATTGCTACATATACTCCCTGACCTAGTTCATTTTGCTTTTTAGCTAATGTAGCATAATCACAAATTGATGTAAATCGTTTTAGAATTTCTTGTTGTTTATTCATAATACCAACTCCTATAAGTCCATTAAACTTTCAAATGAATAAGGATTGGCTTTCTCAATTTTTTTAATTACTTTATCTCTTGCCTCTTTCCATCTTAATTCTGTCTGATACGCTTTAGCCCTATCTACTATAGTCCATGGTGGAGCTATCTCTTTTGTAGGGAATTCTAGTAGAAAATCATATACGACATTGACTACGTCAGGGTCTTGCTTAAAGAAATACCCTCGTGCTTGCCAATATGCCTGGCTTGGCTTGCCTTTTACAAAGGCTGGTTTATCTGAGCATTTCTTTAAATATAACGTAACAACTTTCTGTAGTTTTCCAGCATATGTCAATATATCACTCCCCTTTTACGTATACTTATTATATCTTCTTAATTATTTAGAGTAGCCTATAATTTAACCTTATCAGTTGTGCCCATATATAAAACACCACTACCAGCTGTTAATTTAATTACTGATTTGTCATTAGGGTTTTCTTTTTTGTATGTCCTAGCCACATACCCATGTTTAACTAAATCAATAAGATTAGTGTGTACGCTGTTTGGACTACAACCACAAGCCTTACACATTTCATCAATGGAGATTGGGGTCATTTTGACCCCTCTTATTAATACTCCATTTTGAGATTTTTCATGGATATAACCATGTAATAATGATGCTAATGGTCTAATAGCCCTAGCAACCTCCAACGAGATTACCATGGAGCGTCCTCAGAACCAGAGCCACTGTGTTTTTCTACCCAGTTGATAGCCGCTTGCTTAACATCTGGTTTTTGTGCGTTTTTAGAAAGCCATTCGATGTAATCTAGTGGCATTTCAGAGAAGCGTTTACCATTATGTTTACCAAACGTGATTAACATATCCTCTTCAACTTCACCTGTTGGCTCGTTATTATCATAGCTAGGTTGTTCATATGATGGTTGTTGAGGTACTTCTTGGTGCTTAACTTTCATACCACCAGCTGGATATTTAAAACCTTCTGGTAATGCCCAATCTGGTAATTGAGGAACTGTTTTAATTCGACCATAGTCGTCTGTCTCAGCCCATGTATCACCAATACCATATAGATATCGACCAATACCAAACTGTACAGCCGCACGTTTCATTGCACCAGAAGCACCACCTTTAATTGCTTCAAAGTCAGTTAGGTTAGCCACATCTGTACGACGAATTGTTTTTACATCACCATTATCATCTTCAATATGTAATACTAGCGTACAAGCAAAACCTTTGTAATCTGTTTTATTACCTTGTTTATCAAGTTTTGAAGATGTACCCATATCAATAGATGATAGTTCCATATCCCAGTTAGCTGGTCCTACTGCCTGGTCTAAGCGTTCCATAACTGCACGAGCGGTAACATAAGCTAATGCTTGTGTTTTACCGTTTTTCACAAATCGTTGTGGACGCCATTCAATATCATCTGGGTGGAATGGTGCTTGTAATACTTCAAAAACCTCTTTAATTTTTTGTTGGTCCATAATATCTCCTTGTAATTAATAAAGCCCTAAAAAGGACTAACATTGTCTATATTCGTATTATATCATAAGTTTAAAGATTTGTCAAGACTTTTTTCTTGCCGAAATAAAATCTCGTATCATCGTATCTTCCATTTTCATGATATATACTTGACCTTTTTTCAATTCTTCAAACTTAGGTTCAAACATAACTGCTTTTATAGCACCTTTAGTAGGTGTATAGATTTCAACGAATGCCATTGGTTTACCTTTTTTAGTTCTATGTGCTTTTGTCTTTGTCACTAATGCAATAACATTCGTATTACCGTCTACAATACCAGTATCATATTCATCGAATATGTCTGTGAATGTATATCGTAATACATCGTATTCCATTTCACCATAAGACTGTTCTTCTTTACCAGAGTATTTAAACTCGCCCTTAGACTTTCTCTTATCTTTAAGCCAGTCTACATATTCTAGCAATTCCCAACGTGTCTTATTAGTGTAATCATCACAAGCACCAGACTTGATAATGTTTTTAAGCATTGTCTTATTTAATTGTACATTATTTTCAAGGAATTGTAAAGCATCATTTGATGGCTCAATCTCAACACTGCCAACACCAGCTATAGTGTTAAACCCCATGATAACAGTTCTACCGTCTGTAATGCATTCCATTCTACCTTTATGTAGGTCTGGTTTAACCACTTTAACTTTTATCTTCTTACAGTGTTCTATAAAGAATATCAGTTTATCTCTAGACTGAGTGTCTCTAGAAGCCATTTCAATTAATGAAGCCATATACTGTGGTGTATAATGTGCTTTTAAATACGACGTGTACCACGCAAGAAGCCCATACGCCGCAGAATGCCCCTTGTTAAATCCATAATTAGCAAAAGTGACAATCTCATCGCATATCTCTTGCATAATTGTTTCAGAAATACCATTAGCTACCCCCTGTCTTTTCATATCGTCAATTACTGGTTGCATTTCATCAACTATCTTTCTACCAATAATACGTCTAAGATTATCTGCTTTACCATATGTATAACCACATAGCTCACGAGCAATCTGTAGAATTTGTTCTTGGTAGAGAATAATACCTTCTGTATCTTTAAGTATTGGTTCTAGTTTTGGGTGTAGATATGTAACTGGTTCAACGCCTTGTCTTCTACGTTCAAATACTTCAACCATGCCAGAATCCAGTGGTCCTGGTCTATGTAACGCTACTGTGTCGATTAAGTCTTCTACCTTAGTAGTATTAATAGCCTTAATGATATCAGTCATGCCTTTTGATTCTATTTGGAAACAACCTTCTGTAAAGCCAGCTCTTAACATTCTAGATGTGAAATCATCTTTATAAGGAATGTCTGTGATAGATAAGTTATCTTTACCAACTTGTTTTATAGTCCAATCTATAATATCCAAGTTTTTTAAACCTAGAATATCGAGCTTCATAATTCCCTGTTTTTCAAGTAAGTGAAAATCCTGTGCCGCAGAGAATGAGTCTTTACTTTTCTCAATAGCACACCACTTAGATACATCTTCTGGAAATACTACAACAGCAGAGGCGTGGACGCTATATTTTTCAATATGTCCGTCAAACTTCTTAGCTAACTCTCTGAGTTTATCATCTTTTACCTCATCTAATGATTGTATCTTTGTTGAGATTTCATCTATGTCAGATGGTTCATAGCCTAATGCCTTACCAGCTCTTTGAACAGATGATTTAGGTTGCATATAGCTAATAGTCCTAATCTGATGAACTGTGCCATACTTTTGTCTAATGTATTCTATGACTTCGCCACGTCGCTCAGAAGACACATCACAATCGATATCAGGCAATGTTACACGTTCTGGATTTGCAAACCGTTCAAATACTAGGTTAAATCTGATTGGGTCTACTTCTGTAATACCCATAAGATATGCTACCAATGAGCCACCTACTGAACCACGACCAGGACCAATAGGAATATTATTTTTTCTACAGAACTCTAGCATATCATAAATGATACACATATAATTTGTATAGTGACATTTATCTAATACTTCGAATTCGTGCATAGCCTGTTCTTTGTATTGTTTCCAGTTAGGTTTACTTTGTATACCTAATCTTTTCCAGCCTTCATTACACTTATCTTTTATAAATCTAAGTGGGTCTGGTGTGTCGAATTTTGGGAAGTTTTCTCCGCCCATAGGAATCTCAACATTACATTTGTCTATAATGTCAGATACATTTTGGAAGTATTCATCTGTATTGAATTTAAAGAACTCAGCCATTTCAGATTTACTCATCATATGATAATCGCCACTACCATAGTATTCACTATCTTCTGCTAGGCTTAACCATAGTCTATGTGTACTTGCATCTTCTGGCATTACATAGTGACTATCGCCAGTAATGATTACAGGAATGTTATATTCCTTTCCCCAGGCAAATACCTTATCATTGTACTCGTATTGCTCTTTAAACTTATGTGGTTGAACCTCTAGGTAGAAATCATCGCCAAAGATTTTGTGTAAATCGTAAATCATGTTATCAGGTCTGTCATGACTTAACACGCCTGCAATACATGCTGTACTACAAATCAGCCCATCTTTACATTCATTAAGGATTTCAAAACCTAATCTTGGTTTTCTGTAAAAATGCTCAGAAGCATATGTAGCTATCTTCATAAGGTTACGATAACCAGTTAAATCTTTACATAGAAGAAGTATATGGTACGTTTCGCCACCTTGAACATCTGGTTCTATTGATAGATACCCTTCATATCCTAGTATTGGTTTAATACCTTCTTTATTGCATTTAAGGTAAAACTCCATTAAGCCAGTTGTAGTACCGTGTTCTGTCATCGCTAATGCTGTATAACCTAGTTCTTTTGCTCTTTTTATTTTGTCGTCTATAGTAGCGAATCCATCAAATATTGAAAAATCGCTATGGCTGTGTAAGTCACAAAATTGCATTGGCACCTCCTACATATACCTCCATCGATTTGGTCTTTCATCGTCTCTTATATCTGGAATACAACTAATCATAAAAATTAGTATTACACCGAACATAAAGAAAAGACCAGGACAACCTGCACTTGCTGTACCACCATTAATCCACTTAACAATATATATAACCTCATAAAGAGATAAACACCCAGTTACCGCAAAGAATATTGTTTTAAATATCATGGTTTAACTCCTTTCAACCCTTCTACTTTTCTACGTGCAAATATCATTTGGTCACATAAGTCATGTATATCCATTTCTAGCTCTCCTATTTGTCCTTCTATTGGAGCAATACTAGAGCGTAATACTTTAATCTTTTCTCTTTTGTCCGATATTTCATTAACAATGTCTCTTAGCTCTTTCTCTGCTTCGATTAATTTTAGCATCTTTTCTGCATACTTATTCATCTTCATTCTCCTCAAACATATCTGCTTCATATTCCCATTCAAATGATTTAACAATATCAGGGTCTACTGTTGTTCCACATGTCCATATTAGCTTATTAGCATTGATGCACGCAGTAACATACTTAACCTCTGATGTTATTTTAGCCATTGTTTTTACATAAAGATGTAGAATTGTTGTTTTCTTATTTTTTAAGTTGAATTTTAAAGTTAACTTATACATCTGTCTTTTTACCTCCTGTTTACTGTATTGTATCATACCTCTTTTTATTTGTTAAGTACTTTCTGTTCACTTTGTTCACATAATTACTTCGTCTAAAGACTTCGTAATTAATTTTTTGTTTTTATTTATTACTTATGATTTAATTTAGGTAAAAGTAGATTATCTAAATCAGTAATACGTAGCAAACTTGTTTTGCGAGGATTACGTTCACCAAACACTTATTGACGTATTTGGTTCACTTATTATCAACTGATGTTGATTATCTTTTTTAAAGTAATACAGAAAGTTTCGAGTAGGTCTTTAGACCGTTACGAGAATACGAACCAACTTGTTTGGTGAGTAGTTCTTATTGTTCATTCACTTCGTTCATGAAACACTTCGTGTATTCTTTTTTACTTTTATTTAGTACTACTACCTCTCTGGGTGCACTGCCCCCATGTTCGGGGGCTTGGTGTTTGTGCACCTTACGATGATTCTCGCTTAAAGCGAACCAGCCTCGGTCTGTCTTTATCTGGTACCTTATCACATAGGTTCTCATCGTCGCCACGCCAGGACGGGGAACTAAGGAATCGAGGTAGCTGTACCGCTGAGCCTATAACGCCTATCACCACGCTCGCTAAACGGGTGCTGTTATTTATTTTACATCGGTTTTTCCAGGACCTCGATGTTTGCATAATCGCATGCCACCTTATACTACGCTTGATTAATGCGTTTTCTTTACTCTTGCCTATCATACGTTTACTTCGTAGTGCCATGGTTTGCCGTTCGGAAGTAACGCTATATCGTATTCCTAGATAGGTTCGAGGTTCACTTATTTACTGCTTGTGAACAAAGCATTTAAATATGCGAGAAGATTTTACAGGCTTAAAGATATTCTTTTTAGTGCAAAATACCTCTTTACCTCTTTGTGTTAGTTTTCCAAATTTACATACTGAGCATACCTCAATTTTTTCTGTTTGTAAACTATGAGTTACTAAATGTACTCCAGTTCCTCTGTTAATCTTGTATCTTTTTCTTGACATGATTTTATTCACCTCTTTTTCAGCACCTTTGCCTTTGTCTGCATTATATCACGACCATGATAGCTTGTCAAGTGCAAATTTGATGAAATTTCGATGAAGTTTTTCTAATGTTTTATATTTTGATTATAGCACAGATTTTTCGGTTTGTCAAGTATTTTTTTATGAAAGTTTGATGAAGTTTT